ACACTATTGGATACAACATCTTCAACGAAAACATTCTTACCATGAATATCTTCACTGACCCCTATACCACCAGCAACTATGAGAGCACCAGTGGTCTTCGAAGTAGCATTAGTAGTACCATACACCTTGGAAACACCTCCAATATGTAAATTTTCTTGGGTACTGATACCACCGGCAACCTTTAGGGCACCCGTTGTAGCAGAGGTTGAAGTTGTTGTGTCTGTAATACCAACTCCACCAGAAACGACTAATACATTAACACCTTTATCATCAACGTAAAGATTCGAACCGATGCTAAGGGTGTGAGAAGCTAGAGAATTCGCTATACCTACATTACCACTGGTGACAAATGCAGCTGTATTATTAAAAAAAATCATAGAATTCGAAGTGACATTCCCTTGGTTTGTTACAGCTTGAAGACCTTGATTACCAATGACATCTTCTGCTGATTCACCAGATTGCGTTAGCTCTTTTGTATTTTTGTTATACATCATCAATACAATTTCAGCTTTACCTTCATAGTCAGGTCTAAAACGAACTGGTGATATGTAAAGAGAACCATCTAGAGTTGCATCAATCACGGTATTACTTGCATTAAAAACGATCGTATTTTCACCCTGGTCTTCTTGAACATGTTTACCAAACCTAATTTTAGTTGACCTTTCAATGGTCGGCAAGGTCTTGACCATTTAGTATAGTGTTGTATTTTAATTTGCATAAAGTAGACCAGCCATCCCATTTTCGATACGAAGTATGTTATAGTTTACTGCGTAAATTGGGTCATTGATATTCATAGACTCACTCATGATAGTAGCCGAAGAAAGGCGACTGAAGTTGAGTGTTCCTGTGGGTTGGAGAGAACTTGTTGAGAGGCAGAAGCAATAGAGAAAGAAATCAGGGGAAGTTACGAAGTTTGTGTGATAATAACTCATGACGTCTATAAAATGTGGTCTACCCCATCTATAATTGCCTACATCGAGACCGTTAATGTTTAACTTAATCTTATTCGTTGGGGATGTGAGTGCACCATCTGTCGTTGTATCAGATGAGGCGAGATATTTAACCGGGTGATTGAAGTTGAGTTCTTGAACAAGCGCATTCGAGGGAACATTTTTTTGAACCTGTGTGATGAGAAGATCATGTTTCCTAGATGCAACCTGTCCACGTTCTTCGTTGTCCAAATAGAAGTAATTTGCATAACACTCTACGTTATAGTTTGTAGCTGCTGTAGCCCAATGGATCCTGAGTTCGACATTGTGATAGTTTAGGGCTACAAGGGGTATAGCACACTGCGGTCCTTCACAAAAGAAGAAACGAAGGGGATAAAAGAAAGAACGAGCACTTATACCTGGGTGTGTACCATTAGAACTCTTTGATACATTTTGAGCAAATGTATCGATAGCAATCTTCTCTGTGAAGATTGCATCTTGGGTGTCAATAACGGAACCACCTATAAGAAGTTCTACTTTGTCGATAATGGTGTCCCATCGTTGAATATCGAGGGCCTGGTTGGTATCATCAAGTGTAAAATACACATAACTGAGAAGATCACCCGATCTCTCGAACTGAATACTGGACATAGAATTGTTTTTCACCGCTCCATGGATGGTTTGTTTTTCAATGGACTGTGAAAAATTAGCATGCCTTTTGAATGTTGAACTGAAGAAAGATATTTCGGGGTTGCCCATGATATATTTATCCTGGGCACCTACGGCAATCAATTGAACAACACCTGCGGACATGGTAATACTAATTTAAGGGGAGAAAAATTACAGGTTGGGTTTTCTACAGACAAAACGAAGAATGAAATAATTATTTCTATCCGTCTGCAAAGCGGGAACGATGGGGACGCCACTTTGATTACGAATATTGACAGTGAGACGGTCAATACTACGAATAGGGTTTACATATTGGGTCGCAATTGGGTATTCATCTTTAAACGAGATTGTCTGTGCACCACTGGCGACGGTATTTGCATGGGCAATACTGGCAAAAGAGTTTCGAAGCATACCTAGTGTTGCCTGACCCTCGTACACGTTGGTGGCACGATCATTAAATACAGAATTCAACTCATCTATAGAAATATAACAATGTTCAGTAGCCGTCTTTGTACGAATTCTCGCAGCTAGCAATCTAGCCTGTACCACATTTTTCAGAGGTTGACTCAAAAAACATGTGAAACTGTTAGAACTAGCCTGATTGAGAGTATCAACTGTAATTGTGTGATATTCATAATTTAGGTCTGGAATCATCTCCGTTGGTGAAGTGATCAAAGCCATTTATTATTAGATTAGATTAAAGATCCACCAATTCCATCCTCAATCTCATATCCAGCATGGGCATTTACCAGCTCCTGGGCACCACAAAGACCACCTGGGGTGAGACTAACCGAGTAAGGGCTCTCCTTTTTGCTCCCACCGGCAACACACTCGACATCAGGCTTGAGGTCAAAAAGAGATTCCTCACTGACGGGTGTAATAGTAATTGGCCTGGGCTGATACTTGGCGGTTTTCACGGTCATCATCGACAGGACAAAGATGAGGGTCATCAATGTGGCGATAGCCATGAGAGCATTTCGATCACTACGATTGAAGTTAAGTTTGAACATTTATAATAGACTTAGATTTTTTTAAAGTGCGTTAAAGAGATTTTCTTAGTTTCTACATAGACAGTAGATGGACGAAGAAATCGTACTTGACAGGGGTCAAACAAATGTTATGAAATTAGACGCTGACGAACAGGCTCTTATGGATGAAATTCAAATTTCTGCACCTCGTTCAAACCCGGTTCCTCGGCCCACAAGGCCAATGCAGAGACATACCCAATCTTCTCAAGCTCAGGAGGCTATGGATGCTTTTGTAAATCCCAATAAACAGAGCGCTCCAGCTCAGCCTCAACAGGATGAGGAAATTGATTATGGGGAGGATGAACCAATGATGTTTGAGGATGATGAACCAATGGGACCTGGTCCAGGTGGTGAAGGGGAACAACCTTCCAAGGGGTATACATCAATTGACGAGGAAAAGGCGGACCTTGTCAATAAACTTGGACGTTTAGAAAAGAAGGGTTTCGCGGTCAACAAGCGCCTGAATGCATACTCGGGTGTTGATGAACTAAGGTCGGAGGTGAAGAGGATTACATACAGTATTGATGTTGAACAGTCGGTTCGTTTCTCTCGTCGTATGTTGGTTGCTTGTGTGACCGGTCTTGAGTTTTTGAATAAGCGCTACAACCCCTTTGAGGTTCAACTTGAGGGTTGGTCTGAGTCTGTGATGGAGAATGTTGATGACTACGATGGCGTATTTGAGGAACTTTATGTGAAATATCGCTCAAAGGTCAGTGTAGCACCAGAAGTCAAATTGATTATGATGCTTGGTGGTTCTGCGATGATGTTCCACCTGACCAACAGTATGTTCAAGTCTGTGATGCCTAACATGAATGATGTCATGAAGCAGAACCCAGACTTGGTGAAGAACATGATGGCGGCGGTTCAGAATACAACACGTAATACTGGTGGTCCAGCGGTGGATGCACCAGTGGGTGGTACGGGGCAATACGAGATGCAGGGTCCTGGACTCGACATCTCTAGCCTCATGGGTGGGATTTCTATGCCACCCCCACCACCAATGAACACCTCAATGGGTCAGGGTCCTTCGGCACCTCAACCTGTCGAGGAGGATGACGACCTCTCTGATATTATGTCCGTCTCAGGGGACTCCACTGGGGGGGAGGTCAAGGAGGTGAATGTTGGTACCGGTAAACCCAAGCGAACTCGACGAAAGAAGAAGACAGAAATTAATCTCTAAACTTATATAAATGATAGCGTATTGTCCGCTTGAGGAGCTCGAGCCTCCAGTCCGACAGCAGGAAGTTGTCACTGAAGCTAAGGCCGAACCTGTAAAGGCACAGGTTGGCCGTGAAGAAACTGAATTAAATTACGTCATCATGGCTTTCATTGTTGGCGTAGTTGCACTAGCCATCTCTGATTCCATCAGGGCGTAAATGTTGAATCTACCGCGGGGTACCACCCTCCCTCGTAGTAAATTTAGTATGAGAATCCAACCAAATCATCTTGACCACCACCCGCAGTGTTGAGGGCGGCGTCATTGGCACGGCGTTTTGTAATTTTAGAAAGTCCACCGTCAACTCCACTGGTGACTTCAACTGTTAAATCATATGCAAAGTTGCGTCCATCATCCTTCACTGTTGGTTGTATGTTAATTCCACGGGTACCAACTGTTACAGTGGGACTCCATGGATACGAGTTTGTAGCACCCATTATGCTCATGGAACCTAAGGCTATATCGTACATAGAACTTGTGGATCCATCATGTGTACCACCAGACACATCGAGAATCATCGTACTTGTGTTGCGTACATCACTTGTTTCGCGTAATACCGCTATGATTTTAGCATAAAATGTATTTGGTTTAAACACAAACTGTATATCCTGTCCATTTGTATTCGTGACTGCATTAGAATGACTGTACTTCTTTGATGCAACCTGGTCAGAGTTTGTGATGATACCACCATTCACGTGGAGAACAGTATTCGCTGTAGCACCATCCAAACCAATACCTACCTGATTACCCAAATCTAGAGCACCATCGACCGAGAAATCACCTATGACCTCTACATTACTGTTGAGGAAGGTTGTGTTTCTCAA